TGCTGTGACCAGTCGTCGTAGTGGTAAGACCGTTTCGTGCGCTGCCGATCTCATTGAAACATGCTTAGCCTATCCAAACGTTAACGTTGCCTATATCACACTAAGCAGAAGAAGCGCAAAAAGAATCATCTGGAAAGATTTGAAACTTATTGTGTCTCAGTACGATCTTAACGTTAAAGAAGATAACACTGATCTTTCAATGACCTTTGAAAACGGAAGCACCATTTACGTTTCTGGTGCCACTGACGAGTCGGACATCGAAAAGTATCGAGGTATGTCTTTTAAAAAGGTATACATCGATGAAGTGCAGTCGTTTCCAAGCTATATCGAATACTTGGTCGACGAAGTTTTAGTGCCTGCTTTGTACGACCACGACGGGTCTCTGATACTCACAGGAACGCCTGGACCCGTGCCTACTGGCTACTTTTATGATGCTTCTCACTCCAAAGGCTGGTCAAACCACAAATGGACTATCCTGGATAACCCGTTTATCAAGATCAAAAGCGGGAAGGAACCAGCAGAGATTCTAAAAGCGGAGCGAGAACGGCGCGGAGTTGACGAAACAGACCCCAAATACCTGCGCGAATCAATGGGGCTATGGGTCTATGACGAAAACTCGCTGGTCTTTAAGTTCAACAAGACCCGTAACGTTTACCAAAAACTGCCACATGCGGAATATTCATACATCTTTGGCATCGACATCGGCTACGAAGATGCTGATGCTATCGCAGTTTTAGCATATTCTGACCACGATCCGTGCGTCTACCTGGTCGAAGAGTACATAAAAAGTAAGCAAACGATCAGTGACCTGGTCGAAATGATCAAGTTGCTCCAGGAAAAATACAAGCCAGTAAAGATGGTGATGGACGCTGGCGCTCTGGGTAAGAAAATTCAAGAAGAAATATTGCAACGCCATCAGCTTTTTATCTACGCAGCCGAGAAGCAGCGCAAAGTAGAGTTCATTGAGCTTCTAAACGACGACCTGAGGCTAGGAAAGTTCAAAGCTTTTGAGAATTCTAGGTTCGAACAAGACTCTTTTAAAGTAGAGTGGGACAGATCTAACCCCGAAAAACCCAGAATATCTGATTCTTTCCACACCGACATCGGTGACGCCGTTCTATACGCCTGGAAGGAATGTAGACACTATGCGTCCCGTCCAGCCCCTTTTGTGCCAAAGTTTAACACAGATGCCTACATGAGGCAGCTAGAAGAGAAGGAAGCAGCAAAGATGGAGGAGAAAAAGCGCAAGACTGGCATGGAGGACATCGTAGGTTCCCAGGAAGACATGGAAAGCCTGGTTGAGGACGACGGAATCTTCGATATCTACGACTCTGACGAAGGTTTTTAAAACAACTAAATACTATAGCAGGAGTAATGCATGTTTAATACGCAAGAAGACCTTAAATCGTTTATAGAGTGGGCTAGAACGCTTAAAATCAAGTCCATAAAGGTCAACGGCGTAGAAATCGAGTTCTCAGAGCTTGCTTTCGTGCCAGAAACAGCATTCGAAGACCTGACTAACGGCGGTCCCAGTACCTTAGCCGAAACCGAGCCACTAGATCCAAAAGAAGAAGAAGATTTACTATACCACTCTTCGATCAGATGATCGACATAGGCATAGGGCACTTAAATGTCTGAAAAACTAACAAAAGAGACGTACCAATGGTGGAAGGCTGATGAAAAAGACATGCCTTCTTACATTTTTTCGTATCTTAATCACCTAGAGACTGAACAGGGCTATCGATCAGCCGATAACCTCAAGTATATGCGATTATACGGCAACACTGAGACCCTGACAGGTCGCATGTACAACTTTGTTCGCGCAGAGCCGTCTAGTTCTACTTTGAACCGCGTCACCATGAACGTCGTTCAGAGCATGGTCGACACCGTAGTTTCTAAAATTACCAAAAACAAGCCGCTTCCTAAGTTCCTTACTTCTGGCGGTGACTGGTCCATGCAACGGAAAGCCATGAAGCTTTCTAAGTTTGTAGAAGGTCAGTTTTACAAGATGGGCTTTTACGACATCGCAGCTGTTGCGTTTCTGCACGCTTGCATCTTCGGCACTGCCGCCATTAAGGTGTACCGCCAAGGCAAGGACATTAAAGCTGAGCACGTTATGATCGACGAGATCATTGTTGACGACAATGAAGCTATCTATGGACAGCCGCGTCAGATGCATCAGAAGAAATGGATACACAGGGACGTTCTAAAGCAAGTGTTTCCTGAGTCTGCTGGTTTTATCGACATGGTAGGAAACGAAGACACTTCTCAGTACTACAACTACACTCCTGACTATAGCACTCAGAACGACATGGTTCTGGTAGTAGAAAGCTGGCACCTTCCTAGCGGTCCAGAGGCAAAAGACGGCAAGCACACTATTGCTATCGCCAACAAGGTGTTGCTTGACGAAGAGTACAAAAAGGATCATTTTCCGTTTGTGTTTCTTCGATGGGGATTGCGACCTATTGGCTTCTTCGGTCAAGGTATTGCAGAGCAGCTTCAAGGTCTTCAGTTGGAAATCAACAAGATTTTGCGCACTATTCAGGTCTCTATGCACCTGGTGTCTGTTCCAAAGATTTTTGTGGAAGCGTCCAGTAAGATTGTTACTGCGCACTTGAACAATAAAATCGGAGGAATCATCAAGTATTCGGGACAGCCTCCTGTTCCAGGTCAACTGGGTTCCATCCCTCCAGAACTGTTCTCGCATCTTGATAGACTCTACACTCGCTGCTACGAAGTCGTAGGCATTTCTCAGTTGTCTGCCACTGCTGCTAAGCCCGCTGGTCTGAACAGCGGTAAGGCGCTTAGACAGTATAACGACATCGAAACAGAGCGCTTTTTGACCGTCGGAACTCGCTATCAGCAGATGTTTCTTGATGCCGCAAAGCAGGTTATCGAGCTTGCAAAGGACATTCATGAAGAAGAGGGCAATTTCTCAGTAAATGTTTCCGGCAAAAAGTTCATGGAGTCCATTAAGTGGTCTGAAGTGAACATGGACGACGACGCCTACATCATGCAGGTGTTTCCGACGTCTGCGCTGTCCTCTACACCATCAGGCAGGCTTCAAGAGGTTCAAGAGCTATTGCAAGCAGGATTCATTTCTAAAGAAGACGGGCTAAAGCTCCTAGACTTCCCTGATCTTGAAGGAATGTACAACCTTGAGAACGCTCCTACTATAGACATCGACTGGCAGATCGAAAAGATGATCGAAAAAGGCGAGTACCAGGCGCCAGAGCCTTATCAAAACCTTAACCTAGGTATTCAGAAGATGCAAAAAGCATACCTGATGTACCGAATGCAGAACGCCCCAGAAGATCGTCTAGAACTGATGAGACGCTGGATGGACGACGCACAAGCTATGCTAGATGCTTCCCAAGAGGCTTTAGCACCTGCTCCTAGCCAGTCCGCACTGCCTCCGGCGCTTCCAGAACGCCCAGAAACATCGGATCTGCTGCCTAATGCAGTAGGCGGAGTAGCCGTTCCAGGTGACGGAATGCGTGGCATGCCTCCGGGCGGCGGCGTAGTTTAAAACAGCCTAATACTATTGCAGCAATTGAGCTGCCTATCGCTATATGCGATTAAAAACGTTACGAGGTATATATGTCAGAAAATGCACAGAGTGCAACACCAGAGTCAATGTCTGCCCTAAGTGAAGGACAAGAAGTTGTTCAGCAGCTAGCAGACGCCGATGCCGCCGCTACCCCAGAAGCAGCTGGTCAGGAGCAGCCCCAACAGGCTGAAAAATCCCCAGAGGCTAAGAAGGAAGAGGATCGTTTTGCTGCCAAGTTTGCAGCCCTTTCTAGAAAGGAAAAACAGATCAGGCAGCGCGAGCAGGAGCTTGAAAAGCGACTGCGGGACATCGAAACCAGAGCTAAGGAAGCTGAAGAAAAGCTTTCTAGGGCTGAAGGCTGGAAAGAACAGATCAAAAAAGATCCGTTCAAAGCCTTGGATGACGCGGGGCTGACATACCAGGAGCTTATCGAGCGATCTTTGAAGGGCGAAGAAATGACCCCGGAAAAGAAGCAGCAGATGATGCTTCAGGAAATGAATGAAAGAATTGAACGTCTTAATGCTGAACTGAAAAAGAGAGACGAAGAGTCTGAGAAGCGACAGCAGATGCTGCAGCAACAACAGGCTCAAGCTATCGAAAAACAGTTCAGAGGTGAGATTCAAAAGTTTTTGGACAGCAAAAAGGATGATTTCCCGCTGTTGTCCATGAGTGAAGATGCTGTTGACGAAGTCTTTACAGCAGTAGACGAGTATGCAAAGGAGAATCCGGTAAGCTCCTTTGAAGAGGCACTAGCTTTGATCGAGCAAGTTGTTCCTCACTTAGAATCGTACTACGACGAAGACATCAAAAAACGGCTAAATCACCCTAAACTAAAAGAGAAGCTGGGACTCTTAAATACGCCAGCAAGTGAGCCAAGCAAACCTGTTAGTAAGAACTCCTCGGCTACGTTGTCGAATTCACTTTCGCAACAGCCTGCGGCACCTAAAAGCGCTGCTCAACTAAGTGAAGAAGAATCAAAAAGATACGCCGCTTCCATGCTGAAGTGGGAAGACTAAACAACTACTAACAATATATAAAGGAGACCTTAAATGGCTTCACTAAACTTGACTTCATTCGCTTCGGCGTTGAAAGTCCACTACACTCCACAACGTGTAGAAAATATGGTGAGCATCTAATTAGATATACGCCACTCTATCAGGATAACTGATGGATGAGAATCGGGCAAAATCGGTGGAACTTCAGCGAAAAAAAAGAAGCTGGACAATACCG